CGTCACCACATCAGTAGCCTTCAAAGTAATCCCCAAAGTCAGCGTGGTCGAATCATTCGCAGCCACCGGCACATCATAAGCAATGTAATGCTGATTAGAAATCGCGTCACCATCCACACGGATAGCCAGCCGGAAAGTCGTAGCCGCAGCGTTCCGGTTCGCAATGATAACCGTGCTGATAACCGTCTCAGTTCCTGTAGGGCAGGTGTAAAGAGTAGTCAGCGAAGTCGTAGTCAAATCCAACTGACCAAGTGATTTGTATGATGTAGCCATTATTTATGCTCCCATGAGTAAAAAGTTCGTTTCAAAGCCACCGCCACCAGTCGTGAACGGGACCCAAGCCGATCCTGTATAGTATTCTACCCCGTCCGTGTCCTTCAGAAAGCAGAACATACCCTCCGTCGGGGAAGTGATAGCCGTCCCGCGAGCAGTAGCACTCGCAAACACCATAATACTTTGAACCATCAAGTAATTGTCTACATCGGAAGCCGTTAGGACTTCTCCCGCCTCGAAGTCCTTAAACCCTGCGCCAGCCATTGCTCTCCTCTAGAATGCTAAGTGGTTAATATCAAGTGTACCGAACAAAGCGTCGTCAAGCACCAAGAACGTCCAATCAAGTGACGAAATTCCGATCGTTATATCGTGACGTATCTGCTCTATATCGTTATCGAGCCGGATGACCTCACCGTACTGTTCAATCGGATCGCCGATACCGTTAGGCGTAAACTTGATTAGGACGACATCGCCAAGCTCTAAAGCGAGGACGGCGGCTTTATCCCCGACCGACATCGTATCCAGGTTCATAGAAACGCTGTCGAACCGATATTCCGGGTCACCAAACCTAGAAACGATAAAGTCCGCCAGATTCTCCAGTTGCTCTTGTGTGTTTACCAGCGTGTCGATACTTTGCGCCGCTACACCGTAAGAAGTCCTAGAACGATCGTTCGTGGCTTGTGCCTCCCCGACCGCAGAACTAACTGTGACGGTGTTCACGAGCAGCTCGGTCCCATAGTTCACATTCACCCGCGTGTAAGGGATTCCTGTGCCGTCGTCGGCGAAGGTTATAAGACCGGCGGCGGTAGGTGTAGCGTCGAGACGATCGCGGAACACCAGGTCACCATTCTTACCGATGAACAAAGCGCCCTGCTCAGAAGTTTCCACGATTTGCAAATACTCCAAAGCGTTACCCTCCAACACATCAGCGCCGAGCTCTGATACGCCCGTAGAGATGTCCCTTTCATCTTCAGGCCACAGAACTCCGGTCTGGTCTAGTACGGCGCTCACACGAGCTCCTGTGGCTTGTGGGGTGGCAGTACCGGTCACAAGTTGCCGCGCTAAGAGCGTGAAGTCGTCCGTCGCAACTATTTCCGTCTTAGAACTGTTCCCTGGGTCATAAGCAAAGTTCCAATCGTCGATAACACCGGTGAACTGCCTAACACCGTCCGTTGTCACCCGTATTTTCCGTCTCGGGACGATTTGACGGTAGAAAGGACCGGCGGCGTGATTAGGATCAAAAGCACGAGTTTCGTTGTTCAAAGTGACCGACAAAGCACCCGACGAGAACCTATCCAAGTCGCGGGACTTACCCCGACCCAAAGACATCTCTATCATATAATCCGTTATATCGGAGAAAGATTCACCAGAAAGCGTATATACCCCGTTATCGAGCACGCCAGCGATCGGATCGTCAAGAATGAACCCTACGACCGTCTCGAACTCAACTATCGTCGCCACTAGGCGCTCACGAACACGGGACCGGACTGACGTTCGTAACGCTTGATTTCTCTAATAATCTGTTCGCCGATCCGCTTACCATCGGAACCCATACCAGCATTCACGGTGATGTTGTAAACCTGTTTCTCTCCACCAGACCTAAAAGTTTGACCCGAGCCGGAACCACCACCACCCATACCCATCGAACCGGAAGTAGACATATTCACAGAAGCGTTCATAGAAGGCAAGGTTCCAGAAGAAACAGCCATCATACCGCCCATAGCCTTCTCCACATCTTTCGTGGAAGCGACTATACCTTGCGCCATACCCTGACCGAGGTTCTTACCCATCTCAGCAAACACTTTGGATGGTGAACTAATACCAAAGAAGTTCTTGATGTCATCGACGACACCGCCGAAGAAGCCACTAATCTTATCCCGTAACCAGCCTTCCATATCTTTGATACCCTGCCAAAGACCCCTAATAAGCTCAGAACCGGCGGCGATCAGTTGCGGTATGGATTCTATGATTGCTTGAACGATCGCAACGATAATCGGAGGAATAGCACTCACGATCTCGACAATAATTACCGGGAGGGCGGCTATCAGTGCGAGGAATAGCTGTATACCAGCCACAATTAACTGGGGCATTGATTCTAGAACGGCAACCTGAATGGCGGTAATAATTTGAGGTACAGCACTCACGATACCTACGATAATCTCTGGAAGCGCCCCGACGAGCGCGAAAAACAAGTCGATCCCGGCGCTAATGAGTAGCGGTAAAGAACCCAAAATAGCCGAGATAAGCCCGCCAATGATTTCTGGAAGTACGCCGACGATTCCGTCAATAATCTGTGGCAACGCTCCAACCAAAGCCATGAATAGACTCAATCCAGTTTCTATCAGAACAGGTAAAGTGCCTATTAAGAACGTCATAATCGAGTCGATTATCGCTGGGAGTGCCTCGATTAGGGTCGGCAGGGCTGTGATTATTCCTTCTGCCAGCCCCATGACAATTTGTAATCCGGCTTCGAGAAGCATAGGCAAAGCGGAAATTATCGCGTCTACGGCAACCAGGAGTCCGTCCACCAAGGTCGGTATCAAAGTCGGCATCGTGTTAGAAATGCCGTCAGAAAGCGCGACAACGCTCTCTGTCCCTGCCTTTATCAAAACAGGCAACAAAGTGACTAAAGAATCCACCATCGACAAAATTACACCGGGCAACATCGTCATTAGCGCAGGTAATGTGTCTGCGATACCGCGCAACAGCGCATCAGCCAACTGAACAGCCGCGTCTAGGATCGTCGGTACCAGCCCGATAATCACACCACCGATAGAACCTATAAGGGGTCCGACCGAATCAACCATCGCCCCTAAAGCTTCCGGCAAAGCGGCAGCGATATTCTCCACGATCGGAACAACATTCTTTATGACCGCCTCAAAAGCTTCCACCACATTGCCCGCAAGCAAAGAAGCGTCAGCGTTTGCGTCCCCAAGACCAGCTACCAAGCTACTCGTAGCGGCTCGTAACATCCCCATAGAACCGCTGATAGTTTCCGTAGCCTCTTTGGCAAAGTTACCGGCGTACTGCGAAGTGTTATCCAAAAACATCTTCATCGCCATATCAGCTTTCTCAGCTGACGAAGCGGTAGCGAACGAGAAGCCTGTTATACCCTGACTAGCCGCGTAAGCCTCGATAGAGGTCGCGTTCATCGCGACACCAAGGTTATCCATCATCGTGAAGTTACCCTTAGCGGCACCCGCCACAGAGTCCATCGCGACACCCATATCGATACCCATAACAGAAGCCATGTCAGCGGCGCGCTGCATCGCGTCTGTCGTCATATTTAGAGCATCTTCTTGCTCTATACCCGATCCCTGGAACAGGGCACCCATCTTGTTCGCAGTCGCCAAATACTCAGACTGTGAGACGCCAAGGTTCCTGTAAGCCTCCGCACCCTTATCTTGGAGAGATTGAGCAAACTCGCCGAAGACAGCCTCCGAACCACCAAGGTTCTGCTCTAGTTCACTAAACGCTTTGACCGAAGAAGCAACCAAACCGGCAGCCGCCGCCCCAGCCACACCAGCCGCTATACCGATACCGGCAAAAGCTTTACCGATACCCGAGGAAAGCCCGCTCAAGGAAGATTGGGCATCCTTAATGCCTTTATTATCGGACTTGAATACGATTGGTAAAGTTATACCTTTAGCAGCCATTACTGGATACCTGCCTTCATAACCTTCTCAGCGTACTTATCGAGCACGCTCACAGCGATATCGACCATTTCACGCCTACGCGCCATAAAGCCTCGCCAAACGTAACGACCTCCGCGACCCTTCCACAGCTCCGACTTCTTATCCAAAGCCGCTTCCATAATGTCCCCTCTTCGGTCCGGTAAGCCATCGTTGCGGGTCCGCTGATACTTATTCCTCGTGCCCGCCAAGTCTGCGATCTTCAAAGCCGCTTTATACGAACCCCGACCGAACACCTCGATACGCGCTAACGAACCTGACTTACCACCACCAGGATTCACATAAACCGAAGCCGTTATACCCCGGAGCGCCGTCCGACCGTTGTGAGAAGTGAAACCACGAGGAACACCTTTGGCGTTTATGTCTTCGACGATTCCGTTCGCGAGTGGTTTCAGATCCGTCTTTAGTTCGGCGATGAACTGTTTCCGGACACCCTCTTCCATCCTATCCATCGCTTTCGCAAAGAGGAACAGCTGGTCGCGGTCAATCGTGAACTCAACGAGCTTTTCTTTCTGCGCCATAAGGACTCCTTAGTAACATTCTACCTCTTACCCTTGGCGTTCTGGTTCTTCGCCGTGAGATATCGCACTATCGTCCACAACATTCGTGGCTCCAACAACATTAGCTCACGAGGGCTTATACCTGTTTCGCAAGCGATCGCCGCCAACTGCCAATGAGCGCTACTATCGCCGAGTCCCTTTATGCTTTTGGGTCAGTACCGGTCACAGCCGATACAGTTTCCGTCCACTTCTCGAACTCTACTTTAGTAACACCGGCTCTTTTCTCTGCGTGCCAAGCGAGGAAGAACATGTGCGTCAAACGCGAGTCCTTATCCAACCTGGAAACGCTCATATCGAACTTAGTCTCGAAAGCGATAAGGTCGGCGGCGATCACTGTGACAGTAGTTTCTTTACCGTCTACGAACTGAATGTGTAGGTCTATTTGATTCATATTATGCTTCAGCCCTTACTACAGCACCGTTCACAGGCCACGAAACTGACAGGGTAGCCAAGTCGCCCACAGAGGATGCGAACGGCTGATACTCGGTCACGAGTGCCTCGAACGTGTATGTCGGGTTGGTAGCACCGACAGCCGCGCTGGTTGGCCGGATCTCGATCTCCACAGAAGTACCGAGAAGAGGCCAAAGGGTTGAGTCCACAGATGTAGCGCCGAAGTCCTGGTGGAAGTCGAGCGAAACGGAACCGTCTTTCAAGCCAGAAATACGAGTACGGAAAGAGTTCCCGAAACTCGTGGTTTCTTGTTCTTCTGCTGAGACGTCTAGAGTCACAGCGGCAAGGCTAGAGCTGAAGTCAGTCCCACCAATGGTGATGTTGTAATCAGTTGCGACAAACTTTGCCACAGTAATCTCCTAATCTGAATAAACGACAACGGCGAAGTCCGCCGCTAGGTAAGTTACCTCTCCCAATGATACAGTACCGATATTACTCATCTCGGTCACACGTACATCGAAAGCTGAACCACCGAGAGTTTTATCTGACTCGATGGCCTCCTTCACACTATCGCTACCCGTAGACGTATAAGCGTCCAAAGTGCGCTGTGCCCAACGCTCGGAAGCGCGGGAAGCGATAACAGTAACGGTGAAGTTATTTTCGACGAGACCGCCAGCGAAAGCTCTGTCATAAGTAACAGAGTTCAGCGATATGACCGCGATCGGAGGATTCGGGTTGTCTGGGATAGTGACAGAAGTCCGTAACCCGCTAATCGTCCCGATGTTGGTAGCTAAACCTTGTCGAATTTCTTGGATACTCACGCGACTCTAATCTTACGGAACGGCGCTACGAGCGCCATCACGTCAGGATCGATACGAGTAATGTTTATCGCGCCGATGTCACCGAAACCAGCGACACCTAACGGGGAATCGTAACGCTTGTACTGTCTAGCCGAATAAAGAATCGTTGCCTGCTTTATCGCTGTGGGAACAGCTGCCCAACCCCACGTCGCGGTCACACGAACAGTAGCCTCGTGAGCGTTTACGTTCTTGATATCGAACATTGGCCACAAGTAGTCCCCGATAGCGCGTAACCTGTCGAATGGTCTATCCAAGCCGCCGACAATACCGTTCAGGGGCTCGAACTGAACATCGGTAGCCAAGTCCCAGTCGGTATCGAAAGTAGAACCGTCCGAAGACGTTTCGATCCTCGTGATGGAAACAGCGTCGTCGATTTCTGTGTAGAAAGCGTCCCCAGGGATAAATACCCGAGTTGAAGCGCCAGAGTTGTAAAAAGAGCGTTCCGTATAACCGTCTATCTCGCGAGAAGCCGCCTCAATGGCAGTTTCCAACAAAGCATCGTCGATATTATCCGTTATGCGTAACGCGCCCTTGACTTCCGCAAGAGAAGCGTACCCGTTAGTTATAGCCATAAGACCTCCGACTCTATTGTACTCGCACTATCCGACTAAAAGGACCCGACAGGCAAACGAATACCCCCAGCCGACCTACCGAGCTGGGGGTATCCGAACCGGTCAGATTATGCCTGTACCAGGTACTTGATGTGGTTTGCTCCGTTGGCAACACCAGCCGCAACACGGTATGTGAAGCGGTAGCCGGTGATGTCGTTCGCAAAGTAAGCGTCGGTCGAGACAGAAGTGTCCAAACCAGTCGTCGCGATCTTCACCGAAGGCCAGTGCCCGAATAGCACAGACTTGTTATCGGTAGTGGGAGCGTCCACAGCGGGGTTTTCGTAAACGGGGAAACCCAGGATGGTGGATGGTCCACCGGCGACTACATCGAGGATGTAGCGTCCATCTGAGTCCTTCAATTTGCGAATCAGACCCAAAGTGGTGCTGTTAACCATGTATCCGGTCCCAGGAAGGTTACGGACCATTCCGTCAGGAGCGAATGCCAGCTCAATCAGCTCATCTGCGGTGATAGCGGTAGCGGAAGCGGCGGTTACACCGAGTCCAGCAACAGCTTCAACGGCTGCGTTCACGATGGTGTTCACGCGGGTACCGATAGCGACACCAGCGTTCTCAGCGATCGATGCCTCGATGTCGAAGCCAGCATCCTGAATGAGCTCGTTAGCAAGCTTGACAATGAAGCCTTGTTTGGCGGGCTGAAGGAGAAGAGAGCTGTAGGTGTTCTCTGATTCGTCGATTGCTGCGCCAGCGGCGGTCTCGGTAGCCGTGCTGTAAGCGGTCATAACTGGGATACGCAAGTCCGAACCGGAGTCACGCTGGAAGACCTCAGAGGTTTCGAGGTATGGTCCAACGAGTTTCGCGAGCGCGTAAACGCGACCCAGGAAGTCTACGGGAACGGTGTTTGCGGATGGAACGAGCGTGGCACGCTTTTCCATAGTGAATGCGTGGTTGCGAACTTCGCCGGTTGCCATAGCGCGGAACACGTCAGCTGCGCCGCGTGATTCCTGAACTGGGACATACCCACGAGATGCTTCAGCAACCTCGGCGGCGCGATCGGCGTTACGCTTGGCGACGGAGATAGCTTCGTCGGCTTTGCGAATGTCAGCTTCTACGCGATTGATTTTTTCCAACTCGGAAGCGTCCAACCCACGACTCTCGGACTCGGCGTAGTCAATGACTTCGCGAATCTGTGACGTGAGGTTTGCGCGGACTTCTTCCTGAGTCTTGATGAACTCAGACAATGTTGTCTCCTCATAGTTTGTTTGTATGGATTGGAGCGCGGTTCCGCTGACTCCCTGCGACCGGCAGAGCAAACTCACAATTCCGATATAACCATTCTAACCGATACTTCGAGAATGTTGGTATTTTAGTAGATATATCGTTAGGTATACCGGTATCCTTGAGCTATGAGAAAGATAAATGAAACCCTCGATGAAATGACCAGCCGCTACGTTGGCGCAAGACTACTATCCTTCGCGGGATCGGTTGCCGACTCCAAGCGAGCCGAATCTGAGATACGCGGTATCGAAGCCCACGCTGAAGAGCTCGGGTTACTCCGCAACCTAAAGAATGCCGTCCTCGTCCGGATGTACGGCGTTTCCGTCCGATAGGAAGATAAACAAAATGAAAACTACCAAAGCGAAAGTTCACTCGATGATACTCGACACCTATAGCGATACCGGTCATTGGATTTACGTCCTAGACTGCCCGACATTAAAGCGCCCTGTACTTATCTTTAGGGAAGGTCCTTACTCAGAAGAACTTTGCTTCTGTAACGAACCTGTTTGATCTATAAATGAAGAGGGACCCTCCTTCCGGGGAGGGTTTCTTTTTATCAACGAGTTTCGGTTGCTTCCGTCACCCTAATCTCACGCTGTGGCTTCTTAGCCTCGCGCTTATCCTCATCCAGTTCCGCGATCGCCTTAGCCATCGCAGGAGCCAAGTCCTTGATAACCCCAGACGAAGGTTCACCGGCAATGCGAAGGATCGTGTTCTTGATATCTTGTTCCGTAGCCATTATGCTCCCATCAATAGTTCTAGCTTCTTCTTCTTCAAAGCCAGCATAGCCAAAGAGTTATCTTCCTCGGTCACGTTATCTGCTTCAGGCTTCTCCGGCGCGATAGAGTCCAACACCTCCGTCAAGAGGCGTGCGTCCTCCTCCGTCATATCCTCGCCGTTCTCAAGCTTCAGCAAAGCGTCCGATAAAGCGTCCACGTCCACATCGGCTCTCTCAGCCACCTTCGCCAAGCCGCGCACAGAAGTCGTGCCGGTCGTGCCCTCGTAGGCAGGGAACGCGACCAAAGAAACCTCGTGGATCATAACCTCCCGCAAAACACGCTCCGTACCAGCTGTGTTCCAGTCATCCCCACCTCTCGGGACCGTGAAACCGAAGCTCATAGCGTCCACATCTCCCCTACGCAACAATTCCGCCGCGTCACGCCCTCTACTTGTGTTCGGCAAAGTGGCGATGACCTTCAAACCACGATCGTCCTCAACAAGTTTCATAGTGCCAGAACGGGTAGAACCTAGCACCTCGCTCGTATCGTGATTCCACAACAGTTTGATGTCGTTACGGCTCTTCAAGGAACGCAGAAACGCCCCAGGTGCTATCCGCTCAATAAAGCTTTCGGAACGGGAACCTGGCAACGGACGGGAATCCGAATCGAACACAGCCGCGTAACCCTCAAACCGCATACCTTCTGCGGAGTCTACGATCTCGTAATCTACCTGATTGACTCGTAACTCTAATGCCTTCAAAGCTTTACCCCTAGTCCGACCTTCGTTTTCTTTTTCCATTCTACCAATCACTTCATCTGCGTAATCATAAACACGTTGCGCCGCCCTCTTGGAAGGACCGCTACCCCACAACAAATGTGCGACCACACCGTTAGAAGGATAGTTCGGGCTTTCCGGATCGGCGTCGGGAGCATCCAAGTCCACCAGATGGCGGGCAATCCAAGCACGAAGACGAACCCACTTGTCGGCGGTGACGTTACCCCTAGCCATAGCGCGAGCCTCGTTTATGGTTCTCTGGCGTAACCCGTCGCCACCAAGCCCTTCCTCAAAATAAGCCAACCCTCTGCGAGCAGCCGCCCTCATATAAGCTGGTGGTTCTAAATTCACGGCTCTCATACTCATACCAAGATACGAACGGGTCAAGTCCTCGATTTTGGTGAGAGTCGATAGTTTATGTCCGACAATCGTTTCCGTCGCCATCCACTCTTCACCGTCATCAGTTTCCCCCTGGCGGTATATACGGATTAGCGCGGCGGGATCGTCTTCCTCCGCCGTGATCTCGAAGTCAGTATCTGGAACGGTAACTGTTCCTTCTAAGACTATTTCCTCAATACGACCGCGAGCCATACCCCCGGAAGAGTCCCACTCTACGAAGTCGCCCACAGAAACCTCCCCAGGCTCTGCGCGATCCGTCATCTCTTCATCATCGTCGTAAGCTCTTTCGAGAATGTTCGGGCTATATTCCCCGCCAGGTTCTAAGTCCTCCGATAAAGAAGCCGCGACCATATGTGCGACAGCCTTATCCTTAGAATCGTGACAGCCGCCCTCGATAAGCGACCCGTCACTTTTGACGACAGCCCAGTTAGGGCAATCTTCTGACTTATCGGTAATAAAGTAGGGCATTAGTCGTTCCGCCTAGTATCCAGGACCTGAACCGCCAAACCATCAGGTGTGGATATCGTCCAAAGCTCGTCATTAGGTGCCAAGTCCACATAAATTGTTTGACCAGGGTCAATATGTGACCCGTCGGTAGCGTTCGCGTCATCGGAACTACCAGCTATCCAAATGTATTGGTTAGAAGACTTCGAAGCGTTGTGGATAACTGCCCTATGAGGCATATTGTCCGCCTCTACGATAATCGCTGGTGTTGTGTTAGAGCAAGTCACATCACGATTCACGATCGCCATTAGGTTACCTCGTCCTTGTAAACGGAATCAGGGTCGTTAGGGGATATTGTCGCGACCTGTTGGAGCGCGTTAGAAGCGAGCCCTGTGTGCTCAAGCGGTGGGAGCCCCAGCATCGCCAAAACATCAGCCGGTGAGAAACCAGCGCCGACGAGCCTCTGAGCGCCCTCAATCTTCGTCTTCAAAGCGGTCACATCAGAATCATCGATATTTACGTTCGCCAACGGCACACGCACCTTGTCAGCGCTCTCTGTACTCATAGGTGTTAAGTCCTCTAAGCGGCGCACATCATTGATAGTCAAGAAACCAGCTTGTAAGCCGGTCGCGTATGCGGACGATCGCGCCTGGATGTCAGCGCGGAGCAACCCATCGAGATTGAACTTTAGGAACGCAGAATCGCCATCAGGGTAACGAGAAAGGAGTCGCGACATAGCGCCCTCGATTTTCGTGATGATGGGACGCAAACCGTGTGTGACCCAAGCGAGGTTAGTTTGTTCCACGCTCGCATAAGAGTTCGTCCCAGGCAAAGCCAGCAAGTGCGGGGGAACATTGAACGCACGAGCGACGTCCTCCACAGCCATATGCCGAGCCTCCAAAGATTGGGAGGCTGCTGGGTCAATCTGAGTAGCTTTAAACGTCGCGCCGCCGGATAGAACACCTGTTCGATGACCCCGCCGCCAACCCTTATGACGACTATCGAACCCGGTCGCCAAGTTTTGCGCCTGTTCCGCTGTCAAGTTACCTGGGAACTCGATTATGCCGGAGAGATTGGTGCCCATACCAAAGAATGTTGCCGCGAACTTTTCTAGAGCCAAAGCTAAACCGAAGTTCTCCTTCAAAGCCTTAGTTCTAGACTCCCCGCGTACCTGACCAGGGCGAACCAGATCGGGAATGAAGATAATGTCTTCGTTGGAGAGAGCTTTCTCCTCACCCTCCAAGACGAACTGGATGTTCCCTAACCCGTTACGCTTCACCTCTACCTGTATAGGGTTAAGCACCGTAAGATTGACGACCTCACCACGACGATTGCTGAACACTCTAATAAAAGCGTTGCCGTCTAGTAGTAACGACACGATGAGGGAATTGTAGAAAGCCTCTCGTGGGAGATCGACATCTGGATTGTTCACCCAAGCAGGTTTCGGGCGGTAGGGGATTCTGGTTTCCCCTTGTCGGATGAAAGTATCGATCGGTAGCGTAGAGATTGTGTCAGCTATCAAAGAAACTGCGGAATAAACAGCATTCACTTGGAAGACAGTCTTGTCATCGATGTTGGTCGCAGAGAGCGTACCGAACGCTATATCGTCGCCAGACTCAAAGACAGTCTGGAAGTCGATCGCTCTTTGCTCGAACAGTTTATTGAATACCACTTATTTTCCCATCGCGAAGCCGATTAGTATTAGCAAACCTCCGCCGATAACGAAACCGAGAGGTATGGCGATAAGCGCGGCTCCGGTCGTTATGGCGACAGCGCCTAGTATCTGTAAGGTCGTGGACATCTTTCCTATCCAAAGAATTCAGGAACTACTTCTTCTATTCTACCCACAGTTGCGCGGTCATATGCTAAGACCGCCGCTACCGCGCCGTCAATCTTCCTCATACTGTTTCTTTTCTCCTTCACGATACGCGGTCCCAACGAGTCTACCTTCGTGACAGCGTTCTCCAAATGACGCGCCAGAGTAGGATCTCCGTCGTGAATAATGCGTTTCTCGACAACAGCGTCATAGAACTTCGCACAAGCCGGTACCATACGCCGCGCAGAAGTAGAAGGCCATTCCACGACAGGCAAACCGAGTTCCTCTAAGACCTCCATCGACCGTTGCCACCGAAACGGGTCACAAGCGATCTCACGCACGTTAGGGTGTGCCCCACAAAACTCAATAATGGTTCTTTCCACGTCCTGGATATCCACACGCCAACTATCGTCGTCAGATTCCTGCTTTTCCCACGCTTTGACCAAGAACACTCGGGAAGCTTCCCCATCTTCCTTCGGAATCGTAGCGCCAACCACCACAGAAGCGTCACCAGAGAACGAACCATCGAAGCCAAGTATTATTTCGTCGGTAGGTTTCACGTGAAACTCTCCCGCGCAAGCGTCCCAAGCACCGTTCGGTAACCACGCTATCTGGCTAGAAACCCACTGGTTACACCGCTTTGTACGAAACTCTGCCTCGGGTGTACGCCGAACAGCCGATCGGAAGTCATTCTCATCGTTTAGATCGCCGTATCCAGGGTTTGCTTCACGCCAAACCGACTCGTCTTTGTGGTCGCCGTCTGCTTCCCACCACGCCATAAAGAAAGAATCATCTTCTATTTCCCCGCGAGAGATCGCTTTGCCGTAGTTATACAAGTTATATGCGATCGAGTCCCGACCGGTCGAATCGGCTTTCGTCCCAGCCGTCGTTATAGCCATTAGGGAAGCTTTATTACCACGAGCACCCATCGCCAAAGACATAACATCGAACAGCTCGCGATTAGGTTGTGCGTGTAGCTCATCAAACATCACGAATGTGGGGTTCAAACCTTCTTTGGAATAAGCCTCTGCCGATAGGACACGATAAACAGAGTTCTTCGCAGGTATGTGTATAGCATTCCGGTAAACCTTCGCGATCGATGACAAGTCTTCGCTTGCCTCAATCATCCGTACCGCGTCACGGAAGACGATTCTAGCCTGGTCCGTTTCGGCGGCTACAGAATAGACTTCACCACCGTTCGGTCCGACGACGAGGGAATATAGCGCCAGTATGGAACCGAGAGCGCTTTTCCCGTTCTTTCTAGGCATACCTACCAGATTGATACGATGTCGTAAGCCGCCGTCGTCATAGGCGAACAGATGTTCGATTAGAGTTCTTTGCCAATCTCTCAGCTGTAACGCTTCCCCAGCTTTCCCAGCTACCGAGTCTTTCGTGATAAGACCATAGTTGTCTGCGAACTCATTGACGTACGATCCGAACGTGCGTTCTAAAGCGTCATCCGGGACCGGCGTCAGCCACCTTGGAGGCCACGCTGTCGTGAGAGTTTGCTCTAGCAATCAATTCCTCCAATTTTGTTGCGCCCTTCACCTGCGCTACGCCAAGTCTAGTTCTATCTGCCGGGGTAAGCCCTAACGAGGACAAGTTTTCTTTGATAAGACCCGAAAGCCGGTCCACCCGCCGCCCGATCGCCATATCGTCTGTGTTCATAGTTTTGATACGAAGATTCCAGCGTTCGTCCACCATCTCGCACGTCATAAGGAGTATCTCCCCATCGCCATCGAAACTAATCCAGTTCGCACCCATCAACCAAATACGGTCCCATAATTCCTTACCAGGTTTCAGTAACGGTCTAGGCGGCTCCGGTATACCTTCCACGCGGGGTAACTCCTGAAGATCGTCGTTCTTTGGCAAAGCACGCTTACCAGGATTACCGAGAAGCTTCTTTTGCTCGATCGGCGTAGGTGGTCTTCCCCTCTGCGCCATCACACACTCCTGTAATCCATCGGTAGATCTATAGCGTCCCGGATATTATCTGCGACGGTCGCTGGTTCTATGCTAGTCGTATCGATAGCCAACGCAGGTATCCCTAGCTCCATCGCCCTCTCAAACATCCTGTAGCTCGCCGTCTTCCTACCCTTTATCCAGGTCGGGTTTTGATGAGAACCACGCTCCAAGCGCCTCTCAGCGGCGTTACGAGCCATAAGGAGCACAACCAACGTCTTATAGCGTGTCGCCAGGGCAGATAAGAAGCGTTCGTTAGCTAAACGCGCACCCTCCCCGAACACTATCGTTGGCAAGTCATCCTCCCCGAGCCAAGCGACAGCATCAGGGTTCACACTCATACCAAGCGCGTCAGTACCGGAGAAAGTCCCCCGAGGTCTACCCAACCTAACCCCGGTATATCCGGCACCCACGAACGGCTCGCCCCACAACTGACCGCGCAACCTAACCGGAGGGTAGATATCGTAGTTGGACGATAATTCCTTCATCACAGTAGTTTTTCCTACGCCAGGTTCCCCTATGAGATAAACCGCGATACTAGAACTTTCCACAGCGCACGTCCCCCCTCTAAGCACACTTAAAAATAATTTTCCGCATAGGCATTCGCCTATTTCACTATTTTCGTGTCCCCGTTAGATCGCCCCGACTTCACTTTTTGCTTCAGGAGTTCGATACTGTCGCCGACCATACCGGCTTCGCGCTTCTTACGCCGCTTACGGGCTTCCCCTATCTCTACAGCATAGGTGTGACAATCCTTCATCCCTCGCTTCGCATAGAAGACGATGGAATAACGGTAGCCGTCCTTTTGCCGGACCGACATTGGGGTTACGCCGTGAACATACTTGTAACCGTTGAACCAGAGTGCCCAACCGTCCTTACACGCGATCGTCATACCGTACTCGGGCATATGTAGGTTCCCACCGTCCATACCGCGCCGTACGACGGGCATAGCTGACCAGGTATCGAAGTTAGCGCCGTCCCGATGGTATGGGAGCGCACTTGACTGGTTGATAACGCCGGATGTCCAGAGAGCGTCTTCGGTCATACGCCATTCCGGTAGGACGACATCCATTTCCCGGTAGTCGTGGTCAAAGACTTCTGGTAACTGTTCCCGTAGGTACTCTGCGAGGTTGTTCGCTGTGATGTTCAAAGCCATTTGGGATTCTGGGTCTTCGTATGTCAAAGAAGTAGGTGTACACGCTTCCCGTTGAAGAACTGCGGATCGGGTTGTCATACCGAAAGTCCTAGACACGTTCCTCGTGCCGGACGATCGGAGAGTCGTAGAATAATGCGTCTTTAGCACTGCGCGGCGTAGAGGTGTGACTTTCGCCGGATACGGTGCGTACATCAGAATCGCTTCGCCGGTGTCAGCGTCACGGTAAATACCAGCCTCGGTGATGTTGGGAGGGATGTCAGCGACCATATTGCCTACGACAGCATCGGCTTCCTTTTTTTCCAACAAGCGGGTAGTTTCATATTCTGGGAGTTTCATTTCAACGCTTCCTCGATTAGTTTGCGAACGACATCAGCATTGTTATCCATCTCGAACTTCTTTCCGAGCTGGTCTAACATATCTACTATTTTCGCATAGTCCGTTTGGGGATAGTAGAGAAGGATGCCTCGCGTCGCACGATTCACATACCGTTCCAAGAACTCATCGTATGTCGCCTCCTTCTCGACCTGCGTGTCAGGGTTAGAACGGTTGCTCCGATCGCTCCCACCGCCATCAATACTTGTAGCCGCAATCGTTATTTCGTGTTCGTCAGCCAAAGCGCGGAAGTCCTCTAAAGCGATCTCATCGAAACCCACGCTCTCAAGCCCTTCGGCACCGATGATATCGAATGCTGACATCAGCTCCTCGACGTTCCATTCACCCAGTTGTCCGATACGGTTGTCCGCCACAGAGTAGGCGGTAGCAGTCTGCTCGTCGTCATCTACCCAGACGACCGCGATCTCTTCCCAACCGAGCTCCTGCGCCGCCTGGTACTGATGGTTCCCAGCGATTATTTCCTTAGTCTTTTTGTGTGCGACGATCGGTTTACGCTGTCCGAAACGCTCATAAGACTTCTTTATCGCCTCGATATCACCCATACGCGGGTTAGAAGACGCGAGCTTCAACTTCGACAAAGATACTGCCAAACTTTTCAGGTCATCAACGATCATGTTTTCCTCTCAAACCCGAGTATCGGGCGCATTCCCGAGTCTATATGACGAAGTGCTAAAAAAAAGCTGATTTTCGCGGGAGTCTGCGTTTCTCTAGGCTGGGGGGTTCGGCGCTTCCCTTATATATCTCCGGATGGGGTCCCCCAGGAGTGTGCGTGGGGGGGAGGGTCGGGTTATGTCGGGAATGTTTTTTTCCGGGGTAGGGGTTTGTTTCCTCTACTTGCGTTACAGGACCGATGGGCGGGGAGGAGTGGGGAGGAGGGGTCACCTGGTAGTAGGTGGTCTGCTTGCCAGGGGTCGTCGGGGGAGGGGGGACCTCCGCATAGGTGACAGAGGGTTGCTGTGTCTCGGACGTGTTTCGCTTTCCGCCGGTAATCGCTGTTGTAATACTGTTGTTTCTTTAGTCGCCGCTCGGGAGTGTCCCTGGCTCTCTCCTTACGGGTTATTAGTTCTTTAGTGTGCTGTTCGCATCGTGTGGCTCGGGCGAGCGTCCCGCAGTCTAGGCAGGGTTTGAGGAATGCCATTACAGCTTGTAGACGGTCCCTGTAAATGGTTTACCTTTGTCTAGGTAGAAGGCGGCTAAACCTGGGATGCTGTCTTCCCCTGCGACCATACGGAACCAGTTAGAGCCGTTGTCCATCGTCGGTGCCATCACTAAGAAGCGGCTAGTGCCGTGTGGTGTGGAACCCATCTCTGTGACCCGGAGGTGGTGAAAGTGTCCGTGAACAAGTGTCGTGGCGTGAGCTACTGACTGGTTGCCGAAAGCTTGTTGTCGCCACCAGGTAGCCATAAGATCGGGTCGGCGTGCTTGGTGCCCGTGAGCTAACCCCAGTATGTGATAGTCGTCGCCGAACACATCGAACGCAAGAGCTTCCTCGTGTGGTTGTGGTTCAATGAACCGGATGTGGTCAGCGCCGCTTTCTGACGCTAAGCGTGCAAGTTGCCTTCCGATAAAGATTCCCCAGTCATCTGTCGGCTTACCGATCGCTTTACCGTTACGTCGCCATTGGCAATGGTTACTACCGATCGAGGCGTAGGTCACATCTGGTGTGTATTCCGCTATGGCGCGTAAGGTCTTCCAAGCGAGAGTCGTCGCGAGGTCTACCTGTTCCATAATGGATAGGTCGTTGCTCACATACTGTTGTTCGGCGTTGGCGTTGCCAAAGTTCTCGACGGTATCCCCGACGTCGGCGAAGATAACCTTCTCAGGCTTGTCCTTCTTTATCATCGCCAATAGTTCTTCTGACGTATCGGATACCCGCTGAACGAGAGAGGCAGAGTCACCGCGATAATCCACTTTGCCGACCTGTAGGTCTGACCAACAAACCACGAGTGCGCGATCCGTTGATTGCTTCGGCTGTCGCTTCTTTATCGAGCGCTCCGCCTCTCTCATCAGGGTCGGGAGGTCTACCCCCGAAGTCTTCTTACGGAAGGTGAACCGATAGGAGGTAAGCCATATAAGTTCGCCCTCCTTTTGCTGTTGCCAGCGAGAAGTTCTGACCGGCGGGATAACCTCGATGTCCTGCGGATCGATACCAGCGTCGATAAGGAACTCGTCAAAGTTTTGCGGTTCTTCCGCATAGCCGCCGGTGACAGCGTTCCCCTCCGTCCCATCGAACTCTACGACAGGACTCACGCCGATACTTTTCTTTATCGTTTCCGCTGGTGCGAGGTTTTCTAGCAAGAACAGTTCCCCTTACGGTGTCGTATAAGAACATTCGTTGATACGTTCACATCCCTCTGCTTCAAAGCGTTCGAGAGCGCGTGAGAACTCCAAAGTTCGTGGTCTTCCATAAACCCTTCCAACAACTTGCGATCGTCGTCTTCCAAACGGTCCAGAATCGTCTTCACTTTACAACGCGCCCTAGCGTCGGTAGCAGGTGTCATACCCTCAAGCATCCTTATCACCAGCCGCTTGTACCCAGGTCGCCCGGACCAAAGCAAACGCCAACAAGCTCCCAAAGATAAACCCCAGGACCTTCGTGATAGTTTCCGCCTGGACTGCTAATAGAAAGTATGTGACCGACATAAGTAACAGGATGCCGTTGGTGAATATAGTTTTCATTAGAACGGTACCTGCTCACTAGCAGCTGGCGCAGAGAACTGACCCTGACTCGTAGGCTGTGCCGACTGGACGATCTGAGCGTTGTTTATGTGCCCACGAGCGTAACGGACTGTGCCCTCGTCGCCCTGAAAATCCTCAAGTTTCACAGACAACAGCCCGTCGATGTTCACGACAGAGCCGATGGGAGGCTGTTCGCCCCAAACAGTCCACTTATCGGTTTTCTCTTCACCGTTTTTCAACTTATATCGGGTCTGAGCGATAAAGCCCTTCGTCGATAGGTGCTTAACTACTTCAGCGTTTTCGATAACTACTTTAGCCATCTTCGCCCTCCTTTATCTCGATAACCGGCACTTCCGGTTGCTTTCTATCACAATCGCTACAGTAGAGAAGTCCTCTATCATCGCGAAAGACTTTCGGTACCGGGTAGGAACACGATCGGCAAGGAGCGACTAATTCTTCTTCCCTTATCTCATCTAACATCTTTGCGATGACGCGGACCGCCGCTAAACCCTGTGTACGATCTAACATTCTAGTCACCTTTCCCTCTAATAACGAAGTCTACCGTCACTTTATCGTATAACGAATCAATTCGGGAGATATTTTGATACATATTTTCACGATTGCGATTCTAACGAGCGTCTGACTATTTCTAGTTGCCGTTCCGTGAACTCCACATTTTTCGATCGCTGTAGCGGCGGAGATGAAACTTCAAACGCTCGCGACTCACTATTCAAACGGCTTGCTCGCACAGATCCGACCTCCCCAAGTGCCTCCGCATACAACTTGCGAGGTGTTTCGGCTTGTGAGCGCCGATTCGGGGCTGTCGAAAACAAACTTAGGTTTACACATAGGTCGAACGTGTACCAGTTTCGGTACGGTTTTTCTGAAATATATAAATGCTGATTTCCATATATACATGGAACGTTTTGTACACATATACATGGATGTGTGTACGCGCTGTCATTTAAGTGTGGTGTTACTGTCATTCAAGGGAAGCAGGGGGTCAAACGACAATCGCGCGTACGCACAGATTAGACCCTCCAGGATGCCAGCGCATACTATTTGCGAGCCACATCCGCGTGTACGCGCCGATGCGGGACTTGTACGAACGGACTTAGGGATGTCACATTGTCGGTACTGTTTTCACTCCGCGTGCGCGATAAGCCCGTCTTATAATTATCGATCGCGTCATTTATCCCCAAGGCTTCGCTTTCGTTTATCGCCCGCATCCAAGCCCAATATTCTTTGGCTAAGAACTCGTGCTTCCGCCGAGCTTGTGTCTGTGTCGGATGGCATGGATGCTCCTTCTTCAGCTCCTCGATATCGATACCGTACTCTTTCGCGTAATCGACCATTAGAGGCTGCCTTCCACGAGGTTCTCAAACTCTTGCGTATAAGCCAAGAACACTAAGTCCCGGAGAACCTGTACCGCGTACTGCCCTGGCTCATATTGGTGCCGGACAGCGAGGATACCAAAGGCATCGCCCACAGTCACTAAGTCCTTCGCGCGATCTATTTTCATCATCACGAAGTTCATCCCGTAATCGTCAAAGTGCGTTGCGCGGCTAAGATACTGTTTCGGTGTTTCGTGGGATAGCGGAACGAACGGTTCCCACCATTCCGTATCGGCGATCGCTTTATCACATCGTTTACACATCACTTCGCCTTTCTCTCATCAAACTCAAAGCCAATTCGGCTTGTTGAGGAACTACTCCGTTACCGCAAGCTTTCAGCTCGTCCTTACGAGACAAGCCTAAGCCTGTTATCCATCCTTTAGGAAGTCCCATCATCCATTCTGTGAACTCCGAAGATAATCGCTCGGCACCATCTTTACCATCAGGTTTAGTCGGTTCTGGAGCTTCCCGACGAACGACGCTACTCCACCTAGCGATCGCCACACGAAAGCGTTCGAAGTCTTGCCCAAAGTTCAACTGACCCGACAAAGTGACTTGCCCTCCACGCGCCCTAGCCTTATCCTCTGGCTGATGCCCACGCTCAGCCTCACTAGCCGCTGGGGTACGCAACAATAAAGACTCTAAATCGTTGGTGAGGGGCTCCCGCATCGGAAGCTCTGACACCCTGCCACTCCGCATCGTACCCGAGACCGGCCAAGTCTCCGAGAACAGCTCCCAATGCTCGCAAAGCAGGCTCACCATCCCCGGCTTCTCCCATACACCACGCACACTGTTCCACACCGCTATCTGCTTTCGCGCTAAGTAATCCTCTAACATTTTCTATAACCACCCATCTAGGTCTGATGACCTGTATTGCCTTTGCGAACTCACTCCATAGACCGGATCGTTTCCCAGCGCCCAAACCTGCCCTGGCTCCAGCTATGGATACATCCTGACAAGGGAAACCTCCTATGAGAATATCGACCTGCTCCACCGCCGCCCAATCGACCTTAGAAACGTCACGATAGTTAGGCACGCCAGGGAAGTTCGCTTCCAGAATCTTTGACGGAGCATCCTCCCACTCGCAATGCCGAACGACCGTAGCATCGAAGTGTTTAGCCACAGCGATATCAAGACCGCCATAACCCGAGAACAGGGAACCTATTTTTAGCACCCGCCCTCGCAATCGTCGATACCTTCGATAGGTTCTTCCAGTGAAAAGAAGTTCTCGGAGTTTAT